CTATTAAATCTAATTTTTTTGTAAGACCCACGGAAAAGTTTGGGTCGTGAACAAACCAATAGATACGATTGTTTTGTCCATCTTCAAAAACACCTATACATTTAGCATCTACACTTAAAAAGGTAGTTACTTCATCACTTCCTGTCTCTTCATATTGTAAGCTTGTAAGTTTGGTATTACCCTTTGAGTTTTCAACCGCACCGATTTCAGAAGCTTCAGTTGATCCAAGTCTTACGTTTAAGGCATCAATGTATTCACCATTCGGCACTAGTCTCTCGTCAAGAGACTTGTTCATTCTACCTCTTACAAAATTTCTTTGAGTGTTTGGCATATTATTTTATCCACTTGTTTTCACCACGGATATTCATAAGTAGTCTACCAGGGTGAATATTACTCATTCTAATTTTAGCATTTCTTAATAATGCTGATTTATCTTTTCTTGCTCTGTTGACTATATATTCTTGAACGCCAAACTTGTTATTTAATAATTCATATTTAATTGCTGCGTATATGTATTGTTCAAAAAGTTTATTAACACTTACTTTTGAATCATCGCCCCCTTCCATACCATCGCTAATGTATTCTAATACGCATTGTTCATTAGCCATAGTCGAGTCAAAATTTATAACACCAGCTTTTTTATCTATTCTAAAAGTTGGATTAAAGTTTGCCGTCTCAGTATTTAAACCATATCTAGCCCCTATGTTGTAATCTTTTAGTTCATATGGGTCATACGCACTCGGGTCACTTATAGTAGTATTTGAATTGTTTTGATTAAGATATATACTTTCTTGTTG